TTTAATCTTTCCTCTTCTAGATGTTGTTGAAGAAGCCCCACATAGATGTCCCGTTCCCAAGGCATCATATTTTCTATCTCTGTCAAGCTATATTTATGGTACTGCATCAAGGCAAAATTAAGTTTGAAGTAACTCTCCAAACTCATATGCAGTAGGGCTATGCGAAAAAACTTGCCAGTCCCTCCATTACTACTTCACTTTCAACCTTTGTTTTGGGATTAGTAACTTTAACTGTATGAGATAATTTAGGCATAGTTTCAAAGAAAGATTCAATCTTCTTAAACTGAGTAGAATTCATTGACTCAAGAAATTCCCTAACTTCTTTCTTTGTGCAATCTGCAGTTGCCCACACTTCTTCCTCATTATAAATTTTATCGATACAAGTAGCAATTAATTCAAATGATTGATCCATTGCATTCTTATCATTAAAATCAAAATTACTCTTAATAAACTGATCTAATGAGGGATACTTAAGTTCCATCATTAAACTATCATCTAATTTAATTTTATTTGTATGATTCTCATCTTTTTGAACTTGAATATCATCCAAATAAATCGTTACTGGAACTTCAGTTTCACCATCATCAGGACAAATAATATTAACTTCAAGATCCTCTCCAACAGATTTACCCCTAATATTAAGGAATAAGTATTCAATATCAAAGGTAGGAAGATTTTCTACTTTAATTCCTTTAGTAAGAACACAACTCTTAAGAACTGCCTTAATAGCAGTAGTAATTTGTTTATTATCCTCACTTTCTAAAGCAATTACAAGAACCTTCTCCTCTTTTACAAGAAATGGTCTATATCTAACACTTTGTCCTGTGGAAGGTAACTCCAACTCATAGGTCGGAGTGGCAATTTTTGGTAAAGGCATAATCTATTATAATTCAGATCGTATATTTATATATAAGGGT